GTTCTTAGTTACTGCATCTTGTGGGTTTGTAGGATCAGCTACATTCTTAATCTTAGCTAAATCAGCGTCAAAGCTCCCATCAACAGGGTCTTTGGTCATTACATTCTTACCACTACCCTCTTCAATCTCTTCACTAAGATAAAGGTTGTGAAGGTAAGCACGGTCTAGTTCTACCTCAGTAAGTACACTTCCATTCTCAAAGTCTACAAGAGCTATATCAGAAGCACTATCTCTTTTGATCCTTATCCTGTCTCCAGTTGCTGGAGCAGTAACAAATATTATAGCAGCAGAAGGAGAAGTTTGGATTGTGTAGTGAGTAGTAACTGTTTGATCTACAAATTTACCACCAGCTAAAGCCACTGTATCAAGTTGTACTACAACGTGTGTGTCATCGAGATAAGGAAAAGGAAAAGCAAAGGAGGTAGTAGTATTATCCCCAGTGTAGTCTACGTATGTATTAGGCATGGTAATCTATTATTAATTTGTTTGTTGTAAAAGTTCAAGCACTTAGTCAGTGAGCACCTCTAAAGCAGGTGACATAACTTTTCTAGGTGCATCCTTACCTTCTATTGATGTTTCTTTTTGAATTTTATTTATTAACTTATATTGTTCTTTCAATAAGGGTGTCTCTTTTATTAGTTTTCCTAAAGCTGTCTTTCTTATTTTACCTAGTTCTGCTTCTATTGAAAGCTTTCTGAGGTCTTTTATTGGAGAACCTTTAGGCACATTACCTAGTCTTTGTATCTTCGGGTGGTTATATAATTTTATTATTGCATCTTCAGGTTTTAGTTCTGAATAAATTTGCTGCCATCTATCATATAAATTTTGCTCTAAACCAAACCCATAATCTTTACTGACTTTAAGTTTTCTTAAATCTAAACCAGGAACACCGTCTGTAGGTCTACTAAAACTAAAACGACCATTTAGTTCAGCTATAATACGCTTTGCCTCATCTTGTTTAGTAAACATTTTATCTCCTACCTTTAAAGCCCTACCTTCTTTTACATCCTTTTTTGTGGCTTTTTCAGTTTTTAATTCACTTACTCTTAAAGGACTTAAATAGTTTATAGCGTTACCAATTGAATTATAAGGAGAGGAAGGTTTAGGTATACCTAAAACATCTCTCTTAGGAGATAGTTCTCTACGAGTACTGCCTAAAGCCATTTTTAATTGATCCATCGGACCGTTTATTTCCCTCAAGTAAGGATCATTTAAAGCTGCTGATCCCCTAACAAGGGAGGGAACTGCCAATCTGTTTATAGATGACATAATAGTATTAATACCGCTCTTGCCTCCTTCTTCCCATTTACCTTTAAAAATACCATCGTTAAATTCACTGATGTTTTTTAAATAAGTCTTATCACTTATTAAAGCTGATAAAGCTAGTTGTGCTGTACTTGTTAGTTTGCCTAACCAATCATCAGGCATTGAGTTATCTTCATGTGCTCTAAGGGCGGTAGCAGCAACTCCATACACATCCGCTATAGCACCTAACCTAGCCATTGGCATGTATTTATCCCCAAGTTGGTCCCCGTTACTTATACCTGTGTCCCAAAATCTTTTAGTAGCAGAAATATTTAAAGCATTAGGTTGCCATCCTGTATCCTTCTTATTTTGCAGTTCTTTATAATCTTGTGGTCCTTGACCTGTGAATAGTTGTTGATCGGCTAGATATAAAGCTGATGCCCAAAGACCTGCTCCTACTATCTGCCTTCCTCTAGCTTGTGCTCTTATTGAGGGGTTTTCGCTTTGTAGTTCATCTATTGTTCTTTTAAATGTAACTTTATTAACACCTGGTAAGAGAGCTAAACTCGAAGTTGTCCCCCCTAACTCCATGAACATATTTGTAGGAGTTTTTAAGAAAAGCTGTACTAATTCAAGCACTGAACTTTTTTGTCTCAGCTCGCCTACCCATTTAGCACCTGCCTCTAAAACTCCATATTCAGAACTTAAATCTCTTTGAAATGTTATTTTATCTCCGAAATCTTGTACATACTCTAACTCGCTTGATAATTTATTATTCCAATTATCCTTAACATATTGAGCCATGAACTCTTTAGCTTCTTTTGGTTCTAAATCCTGTTCTCTAGCTTTAGTTACAGCTTCTAATTCTACATCTCTTTTGGTCTTATATCTCTTTCCATCTACAAAATACCTAGACATCTTAGCGTTCATAAAGTCGTTGATACCTTCTACAGGAGCTTCCCCTTTTTTAACTAGTTGCTTATACTCTTCAGCCAACATTGCACGTGCTTGTGCTTTTCCAAACAAATGTCTATAAAACTCATCTTGAAAAACTAAACCTTTAGGACCAAAATTAAGCATCTCTCCTACATTCTCTACTGTCTCCCCTATCGGTCCTTTTAGACCTGTAGCTTCCATTGCAAAAGCCTTTTCCCCTATTTTTTCATAATGAGTATTGAGGGATATAGAACCTTGGGAGTGTTTAGATGCTAGTACAGCAGAGTCCCATGCATCTTGAATACCGTGTAATAAATATTTACTTGTCCTTAAAGCCATTCTAGTTTGTTTTAAGTCTCCTGTAGCTAGTCCACCTACTCCTTGATTAAATAAAGAATACAAAGACATCATAGCATTACCACTCGCAGCAGCTGCTTGAGTAGGAGGAGCACTTAAAACACTATCATAAACTAACTCTTTAGCTACTCTACCAAACTTTTCTCCTGTTGATCTTTTACTTATTTCAAGTAACCTACCTAATTTAGCAGGGTCTTTTATAAGCCTTAACTCAGATAAAAACCCTTTCATAGCTTTTAATCCTCCTAGCTTTTCTAATTGCTCTTTCAGTTGCCCAGGTTTTAAATCTTTGGAATATTTTATTAAGTCTTCTGCTAAACCTTTTTCTAATTTATCTGCTTTTCTTTCAAGGGTGTTTATGTTTGCTGCAATGTCTTCTTTGAATAATTTTCTGCTTTGCAACAACTTACCAGCTGAGCTGCCTATAGTAGAAGAAGACTCAGCAAACACTTGTAATCTATCTAAATCGCCTAATAAATCATTAACTACTTTTGGATCGTTTAAATCTACATTAGCGTCAAACTTTTTATTCCAATTAGAGAAAGCTGAAAAAGTCATGCTATCAGCTAAAACTGTTTTATAAATAAGGTCTTCAGATTCTCCAGCTATTTGTGTTACGTATGCTGATTCATCTAAGCTAGGGTCTAATTTTTTACGTAACGCAGCAGCTTGTTTTATTAAAGATTCTTTATCTGTCTTTATTCTACCGCTTTTAATTTTATCTGACAGTTGTTCTAAGACAGCAGCCATTGATTTTTGTATCCCATCTTCACCAGTAAAAGCCGCTAGATTAATCGGTATGAGTTCACTCTTTCCTTCTAAGAACATAGACAGGTCATCATCGCTCATTCCCATCCTTTCAATGGCTTCCATCTTTTGCTCTGTTGTCAGCTTCGTAGGTTGCTGAGTAGATAACGGCACAGCCTTTTGAGTGGCAGGTGTTTCAGCAGGTTTAGCTTCAATAGCTGGTTTAGGTGTTGGCTTTTTAAAAGCATCCATAGCCTCTTGGGCATTCTTTAGTTGCCCTTCAAAGACTTCTTTAGCATTCTCGTCTTTACCTATCTTAGCTTTTAATTCAGTCAGCACTTCATCTTGTATGCCTCTCTTCTTAACCGTCTCTCCTAACAAAGCTAATTTAAAAACAGTCTCAGCATTTTGTGTCCCCCCTGCTAACATCCTAAACTCAGAAGCGATAAACCAAGCTTCTTCTCCGTTTATTTGTCTTCTAAACTTTTCTAATTCAACAGCAGAATAAGCATCTTGAGCAGCAGCTAGTTTCCTTTTAAATTCTATAGGAGCATCTACTTCTGTACCTCGCATAGGAAAACCGTCAAACTCTTCTTCAAGTTTTTCTAGTTCTTTTCTAGCTTTTACTTCAACAACATCGAAAGCGTCATCATCTATTTTAGTTAAATTAGGGTCAATAAAAGGAGAACGCTTTAAACCTAAAGGTATATCTTCTTCTACAACAGCTTGAGGTGCTTCTTGTTCTTTAACAGCTACAGTAGGTTCACCTGTTTCTTCTTTAGGTCTAAGTACAGTACCTTCACCTGTCTGTGTTCCTTCTGAAGTTCTTAAACGCTCGGCAATAGCTTGCTCTATTTCTTTTTGTTCCTCTAAAGCTTTTTCTCTTAAACCCTGCAAGTACTCACGGTCATCTAATTTAATTGATTCAATGGATGTTTTTAATTCGTCTTTTTCTTTTAACAATAAAGTTCTTAACTCTCCTGTTACTTGAGGGTCTTTTAAAGTTCTATCAATGGTGTTAAGTCTATTAACGGCATTTAACTCTGCCCCCCTCTTTATTTCATTTAGTGTCTTGTTAGATGCTCCAAGCTTATTAAAATTAACATCACTGTAAGCGGTTGCACCTGCTCCAAAACCTGCCCCGAAACCGCCAGCCCAGCCTATTTGAGTTGGGCTTAACTCTTCAAACTTTATTTTTCCGCTTTGAAGTTCCAGCCCTTGCCTTATAGCTTCTTCTGAAGCACCTAACGCAGCCCCTTCCGCTGTCCCTAAAACCCTCTTGCCTATTTTGCCTAGTTGTGCTCCCTTTTTTATAGTAGCAAATGGTCCTAAAGTACCCACTAAAGTAGTAGCTATACCTTCTTCCTTAGAGTATTCTGCTTCTGGATCACGAACATCTTGTGCCCACGCGTTAAAACCTAAATTACCTAAAGCGTTAAAAGCTATATAGCTTCCTATACCCACAGGACCACCAGCAAGTAAAGGTGCAGTAGCTCCTCCTAAAGTAATTCCTCCCCCTACTTCTATTCCTACAGATTTAAACAATCGTTCAAGTTTATCATCATCATCTTGCTCTATTAAAGGACCTGCTGTAGAGAGTTCACTAGGTGCTCTAGTAGAAGCTGAATCAGCTAAAGATGGTGCTTCTTTTTGTTGTTCAAAAGCTCGTTGATCTTCTAATAGTTCTTTAATTGATTTAGCCATTACTTTATTTTATCTCTGTATGTTTTTAGAAACCTAAGTTGTGCATCTAAACTACCGTCTATCAAATCTATTTTTTCAAATAAAGTGTTTACTTTGTCATCCATTAGAGCAGGGTTTTCGTCCTCAATAGCTTTAATAGTGTTCTCAATACTGTCTAAAGTAATGTCTTCACTTTTACTATCTAGTATATACATTCCTGTCCTTAGCTCAGCTTTCATAATCTCTGTATATTTTTCGTTATACACAGTATATAAAGTTTCGATCTCGCTGTTTATTCTTTCATCAAGTTGCTGCCGAGTTATGTCAGGATTTGACTGTACAATACCGTCTCTATATCTTTTCAATTCGCTTCTCCACCCTCTAGTCCCTTTAATCTTTAAACTTTGTAAAGCGTTGGGGTGAGCGTCATGTCCTGTTATATCCTTTATAGCGTTTGTGGAAGCAGATGCTATTCCTGTAATTTCATTTTTTAAAGTAGTGTCTTTATATTGATTCTCAAATAGTTGTGTGTACTGCTTAACAGAAGCTAGCCCCATTATTTCTTTTTGAAACCTATCGCTATCTCCGTTTAATTTTTGTAATGTTTTAAAATCTTCTTGATCTATTAGACCTTGTTCAGAAGCATCATTTAAGTCAGCTTGAATATCTAATCCTAAGTCTAAATCTGCTTGTAACATACTCCACATTTCTGTGTTTGTTTCAACATCATTATTCGCACTGTTATAAGTTTTTTTAGATAACTCACGCATAGATAGAATAGTTTCTTCAATATCAAAAGAGTTAACGCTTCCTTTTAGACCTTCCTCTCTTAATCTATTAGACCAATCTTTAAGTAACGAATCAGTAATAGTAACACCATCGTTTAAGTTTCTTTGAAACTCAGCTATAAAAGGTTTTGTTATATTATCCTTTTGCGTGTTATACGCTTCCGTGGCTTTCTTTTGAAAGTAAGTAGATTGATTAAGAATTGTAACTTCAAAGTTATCTAAATCATTTTGAAGTTCTGCGTTTATAAATTTAGCTCCTGTATCTTTGTTAACAATCCAAGCTTTAAGTTCGCCTGTTTTTTGTATAGCGGTTGAAATATCTCCTGACTCTACTAAATCCATGATGGCAGGTTTAAACAAATTATCTAAAGCGTATTTATTACTACCTTTAAAATTACCAGCTCCGTCATTTAACCAGGCAGAAAAAGTAGGACTAAATAAATCAACTTTATTATCTTTCCAATCTTCAACAGCGTCTTGCGTAGATTCAATCCAATCAGTTTTACCTCTAGCAATCTCTATGTCCTGTTGAATACGCGTTGCTTGTCCTACATATTCATTAGTGATAGATTCTAAAAGAGGTTGTACTTGTGTCTTAGTATACTCACTGTCAGCTATCTCAGGTCTATTAAAAAATTCAGACACCCTTCCTTGGATATAAGCATTAGGGTCTTCTTGGTTTAAAGCTTCAGGATTAGTTAGTAACTCAGTCCTAAATTGCCTTGCTAAATTTCTCCCTTTGGCTGCCCTAATTCCTAACAAAAAATCAGGATTCGATCTTTCATCTATAATTCCTTGATCTGCTAACTTCCTAAGTTCTCTTTTAGTTTTACCTAACCCAGCTTCTAGTGTAGCTACTGCTTGTTCAGGTTGTTCCGTTAAGAACTGCTTTCCTGCTGCTATAGCTTCCTCTCTTTCGAATTGTCTAATTTGAGAGTACTGAGAAAGGATAGGATTAACCTGTGACAAAGCATCAGCAAGGTCCATCAACTTATTCCTACCTGCTCTACGCTGACCTATTCCATATTGATAGCCAGGAAGATCAACAGGTTGAACTGTAGGTGCTTCACCTAACCCTTGTACTTGTACTCGTTCTGCCATTATCTTCTCCTACCTGTCATTGCTTGTGTATAACTCTGGGATGATGTAGTTCCTGTTGATGATGATCCCATCCTACTACTAATATCTTGACCTGCTGCGTATCCACTAAGTCCACCACTAACAGCTTGTAATCCTGACAATAATAAACTCGGTCTGTTAATAGGTTGACTAAGTCCTAGTATCTCTTGCTGAGAAGCTAATCCAATTTGTTGTAGGCTCATGCCAGTTTGTAGACCATAAAGTTTCTCTTGAGTAGTAACAGCTGCTTGTAACCCTGCTTGTTGTCTAACATAGTCATCCATTAAAGCTTGCACTGAAAGACCTGACACCCCTGCTTCACCTGCTGATACAGTAGCACTAGCAAGTTTTTCTTGAGCTGCTTTAGTTATTTTACCAGTCTCCTGAGCTAGAGCTAATTTCTTCTGTTGAGCTTCTAGTAGCTGAGATGTCCTTTGAAAACCTTCTTTCTTTTGAACTGCTGCTATAGACTGAGCTTGATACGCTGCCTGTGCTTTAGCTTGTTGCCTTTGCCCAGCATAACTCATTAAAGGTGAAGCTATACCTGCTACGGTTGATGCTCCTATAGTACCTAAAGCAACCGCTGACATACCAGCTGCTGCTGACTGTCCTACAATAGCTGTTCCTATAGTTGCTGATATTGGATCACACATATTACTTCCTCTCTATCTTAAATGACTTATAACCAGGGATATTGCAATCCTCAAAACTAGCACCCAACCATTTTAACCATCTCATACTCAGCGTGTTAGCTTCCATAATGTAGTTTGTTAAGTAGTCAAAGTCTCCCATCAAATCATCTATCCACATCTGTGAATCCTTAACAAACTTCTTCTTTATCTTATAAAAATTCCTTGTACCTAGCAACCAGCAAATCCCTATGTTTCCTCTAGGACTGACTCCAAAGCAAGCTAACAATCCGTCTTGATCTGTCTTGACGCTATAGCACTTACTACTTGATTCAAATGATCCGTACACAGCATCTCTAGGGTGGTGCATTAGACCGATACATTCCATCATATCTTCTTCTCGTAAGTCATTATATAACAAAGGAGCGTCTTCAAGTGCTTGTGCTTTCTCTACTTTAACCTCCATAACGTCTACTCCTTGATATAATAGTTGATTCAAACTCAGCAGATAACAGCTTCACTGGTAAAGCACTAGAAGATTTAATTTCGATAGTGGCATCATTAGGTTGAGCTTGTACAGCAAACTTAAAGAATCCAGTCTCAGGTGTGAATTTATTAAGGGTACTGACAGAGGCTAACAAACTTGGGTTGTAAGTGTAAGTGTATTTATCTCTAAATTTAGGTGTAACTTCTACGTTGAAGTGTCCAGTCTCTGAGTACTCAATGCTACCGTTACGAATAGTTTGATAAGTATAATCAGATGCAGATCGTCCACCTCTCTCTGTAGGTTGCTTTAAGTTCTGCTTAGAGAACCTGTATAACATGTCATACTCGTACCCAATGAAGTAATCATACACACTTAAATACTCGTAACCTTGCTCGCTCCACACAGGTGCTGAATCCACTTCTACAGTAGGTTGCCAATAGTTAGTATCTGTTGGGAGTATTGATGCAGAGGATGTATGTCCTTCAACACACTTATACAACTTTTCAAAGTTATAAGCAGTAGATAAAGCCCAAGCAGGAGCAACTATAGTAGTTGTTATCTTCTCCCAATACAATGCCCAATCAGCACCTGTTCCTGGTTCTTTAGCTGCATCTGATGTATGACTTTGAATACATTTATATGTATCACCGTCATTTGTAACATGATTAGAATAGTTAACATAATTAGCTAACTTACCATCAATTAAAATCTCGATGTCATTAACAGAGTGAAGTGTTACTTCTTTCCTTGTTCCGTTCTTAGAGTAAATAGCCATGCCCTCTTTAAACAAGAAGCTATTCCTAAACCTCATATAAGTAACATCAGTGTAATTACTTCCGTCAAAGCTTTGAGGTGTTGTGCTACTTAGCTTAGTATAGTTTATACTTTGTACATAATTAGTACTGCTGGTTTGTATTCTACCGTCTAACAATAAAGCATAGTCTCTATCTGTCTCCGCTAGTCCATTCTCCATTGGTATCTTTTCTAAGTAAGTACCGTCACTATCTGTTGTGATGATATGCAAAGTAGATTCAATAAAGTGAAAACTTCTAACCTCTCTAGTAAAAGTAAAGGACATCCATGAACTCTGTATCTTCTCTCGACCTTGCCAAAAGTACTTATATACAAACAACTTCTTATAATCTTGGTCAGTCTGTACAATAATCATGTTCTCTGATGCACTACCTGCCATCCTGACTATATTAGAAGGGATGTACTTATTGATTTGTTCTGTTATCTCAGCTGCTCCGTAAGTCTCTGTGTTGTTATCAACAGTGTACTCTAACAATCCTTCAAAGCTATTCCTTTTAAAGTTAAAGTATATGTGACTACTAAGTGCTAACGGTCTAATACTTTCTGATACATCGTACTCAGTAACTGGAGAGATAGTAACAGTCTTTGGAGTTAACAAGTCTGCACCTCTTAACACAAACTGTGTCTTAGCAGAGAATAACATTAGCTTCTCTTGGAACGCTTGTGCGTATTTAAGTAAGCTAATCTTAGTGTGTGATATTCCTACATCTATAGGAGCAGAGTCAAGTAACGATTGTGTTGTGGTCCTGAANAAATTAAAGTATTCATCTGCTTCAGAGAACACTACAGAATCATTTGTNAATACTCCTAACCTGTTCTTAAAGAAGAAGATATCATTGATCTTATTACCTTTAAAAGAAGGAAGAGGGTTACTGTTGTCATCTCCTGAATCTCTACCTACCCAATCAACAACTTTTAAAGTAAAGCTTCTTATCTTACCTGTAGTTTGGTCAGGGATTAGTCTAACAGGCATTGTATCTTGGTCTAAAGCGTTATCAATATATTGACTAGCACCTGTAGCAGAACCGTCTTGCGTCCACCCTACTGTTTCTATCCAACTACCTTCCCCGAAGTCTTCGTTATCTTTAGTCTTAAAGCTAACATAGTAATCATCTTGCTCTAGCTCTGCATCTCCTATGACCTTAATCCTAAAACCATTATAACAACTAGCTGGTAAATCTGTAATGCTATCTACTTCTTTATAAATAGCACTTAGTCCTTGATTAGCTAGTCCATCAGTAACTCTTATTTGAAAATCTTTATCTAAAGCGTTCGTTACTTTGATTATACTTCCTTGACGCTCAATAGAAAAAGGAGTACTAGCAATTGTCGTATATATCCAATTAGCTGTGTTAGCAGGGGTTGTTACTCTCGATACATAGTCAGGGTACACTGAGACATCAAGCCATTTTCTACCTGATACGTTAAACTGACTACTGTACATTAGTTCAACTAGAGTAACCTGTAAATCAGCGGATGCTATAACACCTGCCGATGCAAAGTTAGCTCCTATGTGTGTCAAATTAACTCCAGTTATCGTACCGTTGGAATCTATAACAGCTTCTCCTTTTGCAGTCTCTGCTGGACCTGACAACCCTGCTGATTGATTAATAGTTACTTCTACTTTGTAATCAGTTACAGGACTATTAACAGGCTTAAGATAACCCACTCCTCCGTTAGGAGAGCTAATTGAAACTGTACTCATCACATTAACAGTACCTGAAGGAAACCTAGTGTTTAAACAAGTTTCTAAATCTTTAGCGATGTACTCTGTATCTGCGTGTTTTCCAGGGTTTGTTCCTCCAGTATCAGGTCCGCTTATGTAAGTGGAAGGAGATGCTCCTGCTATATGAGTATATTCGTGATGATTCTCTAAACTAGGATCAACAGGAACTAAAGCTCCGTCTATATAAATACTGTACCCTTTTTCGTAGTCTCCTAGTTTAACAAATATTAAAGCTTCCTTTTCTAAAGGTTCTTGTAGCACTGATAGAGCACCTACCGTCTTAGTCTTGTTAACAATAAAGGTAGAGTCTGCTATGGTTAAAGCTGTAAGGTCTTTAAGAGGATTACCAGCAAGAGAAACAGCTACGTAAGTACCAGCGGTAGCATCTTCAATAGTAATAGTCATATCACCAGCACTAATGTTATCTACTGTTAAGTCTCTCGCTTTTAATCCGTTGACAGAGTCATACGTAATAACATATTGATTCTGTTCATCTCTATCTACATAGTGACTAAATAAATTAGAGTTAATATTAGCACCTAATCCAGTATCATAAGAAAACCTAGAGTTAGGTCTTTTAACAAGTCCCTCTACTACAGTTGACCAAGCATTTATCTGCTCATCACACTGTCCAGGGTATCTTAAATTGTCAGGTTGTTGTGATACACCTTGGGCAAGGTTAGGAATACTGGTGTTAAGCAGTGGCATCTTTACCTGTCAATTACTCTTAGTACGCTGTAGTTGTCAAAGATAGTTCTGTCTGCATTCTCAGAGTCACTTTCAATAGCTCTAGCTTTCGCTTCGATCTCATCTCTTAAAGCAAACCCTTCTATCTCTCGACTGCCTAAGAACCTAGCAGCAAAGATGCGAGCTGATTTAACAGCTATGTAATGTCTAAATTGTTCAGGTAGTTCTTCAAACTCTAACTCAAAAGTAATAATAGCTTTTAAGTCTTTAGTCCAAGTATCCCTGTGGTTTTTTCTATCGTATAGCTTAGTACCTCTTTGTACAGGATCAGTGTCCGTGTTTAACTCAGGGTCTAAGTCTACTTTTAAAATGTTTGCAGGTAATGTAATCCGACTTGTAACAGAATCAGGAACAAGTGGGTAATCGTATTCTGTATT